AATTAGCTTTCTACGAAACAACAATTATTCTGAAGCTGATGTGGATTTGATGGTCGCTGAATACTGGGATAATGTGGAAAAGAATAATAAGTTTGAGAAAGATATTGTGAATGAAATCAAGATGAAGTATAAGAGGTAAGGTTATAACACTCTATATAGAAATTAAATAAGGGGTAGTATTTCATACCTTTCTTTCTGACTACCCCTTATCCTCCTTACTTTTTAAATTTGTTTATTTCTTTTATAATCAAACATAAGTTTATCGCCATTTGCATAAATACCTAAATTACGCAACATTTTAAATTGGCTAGGTTTTACTTCTTCCATATTTTCAAAACTTACTAATCTTGTATAGCAATTTTTCCAATATGTACCCTTCCAATCATTGCTATCTGATTTTTTAATTTTTTGTAAAAAGAATTGAGATAATATTTTATGATCATCTTTATCATCTTCATATCCCATATCTTTTAAGTTTTTATCTGAATAGATATATTTATTATAATATTCATCTTCTCCAGATCTTGTCATAAAAGTACATAACCAGTATTTTTGTTTTTTATTTTTCATGTTTTCTCCCTTTCTTTATATTCCAATAAGTCTGTGCTATCAGTTGTCTTTGATGTTTTGTTTGTATCGCTTGTTGGAATATCGTTGTTAGTTTGTTGTTGATCTTGCAGATACTTTTCATATCTCTTTCTGATTTCATAGTCTTTCTCAAAGGTATTTACTCCACATAGTTCTAGGTCTAATTTGTATTCTAAATAACCTTTTATTCTTTTCATTCATTTTTTTAACTAGGTTTTATTTGTAAACTTTCACAATCAAAACAAATATAATCATTATCATAATCACATACATTGCAATTTTTATTTGGTTTTAAATCATTACCCTCATATAAAAATTTCTCTAAAAAATATTCATGGCTAGGTAAATGGAAACCTGACCATTCCTCTTTTTCATCAATATATCTTTTATCAAAATCTTTTATTGATAAGGTTTTTGAATATTCATACTCTTTTCTTAAATCTTTCAAATATTTAGGTTCTTTCATATTGCCTCTCTTTCTATATTAAGATTACTGATATTGACAAGATTGTCAATAGTATTGTAAATAATATTAAAAATAATCTTACTCTCTTTCTGTGTATTCCTTTACCAAATATAATCATTTCTTATGTATTTTCTTTGTTCCAATTACTTATTGTTTTTTTAAAAATATCCTTGCCATGAAAATTAATAGTTATTATGTCATCATCTGTTGTAAAATCTATTAAATCAAAACTTACAGGACTTTTTTTTAACCATTGATAAAAATGTGCTACCTTATTTTGTTGCATTTTTAAATCTTTGTTAGCACTATCAATCAAATCTATTTCATGCCTTGTTCTATCTGTCATTATTCCCCCTCTTGTTAATTATTATTTTTAAACACTCATTTAATCTTCGTAAATCTGCATCATAATATTCTCTGCTTGATTTACTTTTAGACCAAATATTTTCTTGATTTTCTAAACTTTGTTCAATGACTGAAATTTGATCTGTATTAAATTCATATTTCATTATTCCCCCTGATATTTTGGCAGCATTAATAAAAATTTAACTATGAATAGAGCAAACATACTCAACCCAATAGTCGTATCAATTTGGCTAACAACCAATAATCCAAACATAGCCAAACAAAAGCATAAGCTGAAATAAATTGCTCTAATCATATAATAACTCCATTAATATTGTTGCTTGTGCATGATGATACAAACCTTCTTTTGTTTTACATTGTGAAGATCCATTGTTTTCATCCCAATTTTTACCCTCATGAATTTGAAATCGTACTTTGGAATAATTTAATATTTTTTCTATTTTTTTTCTTATCGTATTTCTCATTGTAAACCCCCAATAGCCCAAAGATGTAAAATATACATTCCCAAACTTGTAAAACCTATTACACAAGTTAAGAAAAAAATAATTGTCCACATTATATCTTTCATTAGTTCCCCTTTCTTTTAATTGTCAATAGCATTATGTATATTGTTTGTCAATAGCATTATATTTATTTCTTAAAGCCTCCAATTTAGCTTGAAATACCTCTGAATTAACTCTGATTTTTTTATCTGAATTGATCCAGTTTAAATGCTTACCGGTTGTAGTTCCCCAGTCATTTTTGTGAATTACTAGACCCTCATCACCTCTAAAAGCGATTAAAGTATCATAACTGAAGTAGTAATCATTTCCGAAGTTGTCCGAAAATGCCAAAGAGTGAGAACCATAGTTATTGCTTGAATAGTTTCCATAGTTCCATTTCTTAACTATATTTGTATTTATCATTTTATTTACCTTTCTTTTTGTTGTTTTATTATGTATATGTAATACATAACAAAC